CGCATGTGGAGTTAAAATTGTATTTGGCGTTTAACCACGCCCAGTGTACTTGTTTGTGTAGTGGATTGGAGCGTTACGACGCTCTCTTCTCCTGCATTAGCAGCTACATTGTATACAAGCTTTATCATACCCGTTCCCTGGGATAGTGGGACCCCTCTGTCATGAGGATAGTCATTTCTGACGTAAGACGAACGTATGAAGAATGACAAATTGTAATATAGGTAGTATTGAAGAGATTTTTCCTCAAATTTCTAATGATATATTTACCGAACTGATGTGTACCTTCTTTTGAAGGCGCGTCTAGTTCTTGATGAGACCGACCGAAAGGCGGCACTTGAATTTAGATTCACATTTTATGTCACAGTGATGTGACACAGTTTGGTACAGGTAAGATTGACCTGTCTGGTTATCGGTTATGGATTGATAATCCTGACTTGGTTATTTGTGATTCTGTATTGATCACTTTAGCGCCGAAAAGGCGTTTGCACCGAGAGTAAGCGGTTCGAGACATGCCCTACTAGCATGGGCCGACGTAATGGTCAAGTGAAACTCGATTTAGACTATTGTTCCGGTAGTCACGAAGAATTAAGTGTACTAAGGGTTGGCACCTGATGAAGGCACTTTTGCTACTTTGTGTAGACAAATTTTAGGACATCATTTGGATTTACAGTCAATAATTTTATCGCAACGTTTGGGGTATTCAAAAACCCTGGCTTTTGCCGTAAGACGGTTTATGAGACTGTAATTGATGCTTGATGGAAGTGATTGATCTTTTGATCAATTGGCCAAGGAACCAGTTTTCCTTTTATCTTGAACACAGCATGACATTTATTTATCAGGCTAGCAGACACGGAAATTGTGTTCGGGAGATGCAAGTATGCCAAAGGCTTGCCCCATTCTATACCCAGGAGTCACCACCCTTGTGGTTAATGACTTGCTGGATGATTGCTTATTTATGCCTATTAGGAGGCAACAACTTGGACTTAATTGTTCCTGTTGTTTGGGCAATGATTGTTGTTTGGTGCAGCTGCCTCATTGGAGGAGCTATAACGGCACTGAGGAGGATTTTTCGTATTCATAGAGCTAATAAACTTCTTCGGAGGTTTCAAGCTCTTGCGCATTCGTATCGACTTGATGCTCAAGTCGGTGAATTTCCAACTAAGGAAGATCGCCGTAAGCAGTATCATAAGAATCGAAGTGCCCGTATTATTGAGCGTAGAAAAAAGTTCTCCCGTGGTGGACGGGATAATAGGAAGAAAAAGCAGAAGCCAAAGGAGAAATTTACTCCGCAGATTGGTTCTGCCGCAATTGCCACAGCATTTTCAAATCTTGCTAACATTAAAGGTATTCCGATTGACGACAAGCTTTTGAGTAGAGTCGAAAATTTAGGAGCCTTATTTGTTGCAGCAAAAGATTGTACTACTGTTTCTGGTTTTCTTGCTACGATTTTTCTGTATCTTAAGACTGAGTATAATAAGTCAGTTGCTAATTTTGCAGCTGACTATTTGTCTGAGTTATTGGATGCAGAATTTGATTCGCAAACTGGAGAGTTTGGAGTCAAATCGGATAAGGAAAAGCCTAAGTGGCTTTTGCTTTTGAAAGACCTCCAAGAGAATTGGTCTCTTGTGATTCGGAATGAAGGATTTAAGAAGATTTCACATGTTCTGAGTCTTTGTTTGGCTCTAGGATTGTGTGATTCTGCTGACCTCGACTTCCGGATTGGAGGCATGAAAATGTTTTCCATTGGCGCATTTGCCAAACATGCATCGGCTGTTGATTTGATTGATGCAACATTTGAAACCATCGTCTATTTTGCCGAGGGTGGATATGCTTGCTTCGAAAGAGGATCTATTAAGCCGTTGTTGTATGGTAATATGGAAAATGAAGAGTTTGAAGAAGCATATTCTAAGTGTCTTCGTTGTCATGAGTATGCCAAATGTGGTAATCTTGAGAAGTACGAGAATATGTCGGAGAATGATTATGAAGCTCTTCTTGTGCAGTGCATTGAGAAGGCACAAATGTTGAAGACAACCTGCAAAGGTGTTGTTGAGAAGAACATTCTTAGCCGAAAGCTTGATGTTCTTCGTCAATGGCAGGCAACATTTCGCCAAACTCGTGTACAAGGCGGTTTGCGTGAAGCACCATATTCGATTGGAGTTTTCGGAGGTACAGCAGTAGGTAAATCAACCATTGCCAACATTTTGATGGTAACTACGTTGTTATACAATAACTACTGTGCTTCTGACGATAGAATTGTCACTTTGAATGAGGCTGACAAATTTATGTCAAATTTCCGATCTTATACTAATGGTGTTTTGATTGACGATATTGGTAATACAAAAGCCGAATTCGTCGAGCGTGCTCCTACATCTCTCATGATTCAGTTGGTCAATAATGTTCGTATGTATGCGAATATGGCCGAAGCTGATATGAAAGGCAAAGTTTCAGTAGAACCGAAAGCTGTTATTGGAACTAAGAACGTTAAGGACACGTGCGCCACCGTTTATTCCAACGAGCCTGCTTCAGTTACACGTCGTGATCGCATTACGCTCACTTGCAAAGTGAAGCCAGAATATGCTGTTCATGATATGTTGAATGAAGATAAGATTCGTGCTGCTCATCCTAATGGTTCACCACTGATTCCCGATTTTTGGGATATCACAGTTGAAAAATCATATCCTATTCCACATCCAGTTAAAGGAAAAGCAGCAATCGTTGGATGGGAGGTTGTTGAGTTTCAAGGAAAACCTCTCGAGGATATTGGATTGCCAGAGTTGATTCGTTGGATTGGACAAGACTCCAAAAAGTTTTATGCCAGTCAGAAGGACTTCGTTGCCAAGAATAATAATCTTGACAAACAAATTCAGCTCTGTCCAGAATGTCGATTTCCTACACCAGATGTTTGTATTTGTGCTCGAGAAAATCCTATCTACCTTCATAAGATGGATTCTCACTGTATTACAGGATACTGTACACGTTGTGAGGCTCATCATGAGGAGGAAGAGGAAGAATTTTTCGAAAGTCATGAGGAGGAAGAGGAGGAAATCCTCGAAAATCAGATTGGTGAAAGGATTGTCGCCGCCATGTTACCCAAAGTTCGTAAATGGGATCGATGGTGTCGGCCACGCATCGCATACTGGACCGACGAGATGGAGAAGAAATCAGTCGAGATGCTTCTGAAGCGCCTTGACTGGCTTGAAAATTCTCGTTGGGTTTGTTGGACAAACTGGATTCCAAAAGAGTGGATTGAAAAAGATTGGATGAAAAACGTAGTGTGGTTCACTCGTGAGACTGAATTGCGCGAACGTATTCGTCGTTCTTATCTTAACCATCTTTTGGGTATTGGAGTTTGCTTTTTCTTCATTTTTTCTATTCATTCTTGTTTCTTACCAATGCTTGTTTTCCCAATAATGGGTATTTCAGGTGTGGTGGAATTTGAGAAGAAGAGGATGTATGAGGAAGTAGCGGCTGATAATGAAGCCATGCCCAAAGTCTTCAAGATGTACCGTGATAGGCACGTCAAGTGGATTACAAGTGCTTGTGTCGTAGTTGCAGGATTGTATGCTATTGCACAGATTTATAAGGCTTTCAAAGTCACTCCAGTACCACAAGGAAATTTGGCTCCTACTAAGATGGCTGACATCGTGGAGCGAGATTCTGAAGTGAATCCATGGGCTGGTGTTAAAGTAAGTGAAATGCCATGTACAGAGAAATCTAAAACTACAACTCCTGATCGTTTGGAGAAAATGGTCCAAGACAATCTTTGTCATATGGCAATTACTTTGACAGACAATGGAAGAGTGCGCAACTTTGAGTGTGATGCATTTTTTCCAAAGTCGAATGTCGCCGTTGTTCCACGTCACATGTGGAAGGCTGATGATATCAAGGCTAGATTCACTCGACATGATCCTTCATTGATTGGAGGAAATTTCGAATGTTTCTTGTATCGTAAGTTTAGTGTCGACATTCCCAACACCGATTTGTCCGTGGTGTGGGTCCCCAATGGTGGGGATTGGAAAGATTTGACAGAATACTTTCCTTTACAGCGTTTTGCGAACGTACCAGCTCGCTTAACATACAAACAGAAAGATGGGACGTGTGTTGGTTCCAAATTGATGATGGATGTTGGCGAAGTTGTTACATTTGCAGCCGAATTCTTTGGTGCTAAGTACAACCTCAAGTTTGAAACTTTTGAGGGTTTGTGCATTGCGCCATTGATTACTGAAACCCGTGGACCACTTATCGGTGGATTCCATTTGGGTGGAAAGAATGGCGAAACTCGTGGATGTAGCGGTCTCTTATTAAAGGGTGAATTCGATAGCGCTTTTGAGACGTTACGTAGTGTTCCCGGAGTTGTTTTGTCTAAGAGTTCTGGTACCATACCAAAAGAGCTTTATGATGTGCAATTTTTCGAGAATACTGATGTACATCCCAAGAGTCCGATTAATTTCCTTTCCGAAGGTACTAATTGCAAGTACTATGGGCAGGTAAAAGGTCGGGCTTCATATTATTCAGATGTAGAGACTACTGTCATTTCAGAGCACGTGGAGGACGTGTGTGGGGTACCTCAGAAATGGGGGGGTCCCAAATTCCGTAAAGGATGGCCTTGGCAAGCGTCATTGCAGTATTCGACAAAACCATCGTGTGGAATCGAAGGTTCATTGTTGGAACTTGCTGCTGACGATTATGTCAAAGGTCTCCTTAGGGCACTGGATGATATTCCTAGTTTGAAGCTGGGCGTCAAACCATTAACGGAAATGGAAACAGTATGTGGTATCGATGGATTACGATTTATCGATAAGATGCCACCTACTACTTCCGTTGGGTATCCGTTGTCTGGTCCAAAATCGATTTTATTACGTTATTGGACCCGACTGATCATCCTACCCATCAGTGTCCCGCTGTATTGGATCAGCGATTTTGGGATCATGCTTATGAGATGGAAGAGTTTTATCTGAAAGGAGAAAGAGCTTATCCTATTTTTAAAGCATGTTTGAAGGATGAACCCACAAAATTGACCAAGGACAAGGTCAGAGTATTTCAGGGTGCTCCAATTGCACTACAATTATTGGTGCGAAAGTACTATTTACCCGTTGCTCGAATATTGTCCATGCTGCCATTTTCGTCTGAATGTGCTGTTGGTATTAATGCTCAAGGTCCTGAATGGGACCAATTGGCTAGACACGTTATGCGGTTTGGAAAAGATCGAATCCTTGCTGGTGATTACAGTAAGTACGATCTCCGCATGCCAGCGCAGGTGATGTTTGTAGCATTCCGTATCATGATGGATATTGCAAAAGAATGTGGCTATTCTGACCGTGATTTGATTATCATGGAAGGGATTGCTACTGATATTTGCTATCCATTAATGGCATATAATGGAGATTTGATTCAACACTATGGATCCAATCCTTCGGGACAAAATCTTACAGTGTATATCAACTCCATTGTGAATGCTCTTCTTTTCAGGTGTGCATATTATCACATTACTAAGGGACGTGAAAATGTACCTGAGTTTCGCGATGTATGCTCGCTCATTACTTATGGTGATGATGCGAAAAGTTCAGTTCACGAGGATTTTCCAGAATTTAACCACATTGCTGTGGCAAAGTTCTTGGAAGAACGTGATATGAAGTTTACAATGCCTGATAAAGAATCGGAACCTACACCTTACATGAAGGATGAAGAGGCAGATCTGCTTAAACGCGCTAATGTATATAGCGAGGACACAGGGATGATCATGGGAGCACTTGATGAAGATTCTATCTTCAAGAGTCTCCATGCAGTCCTTAAGTCCAAAGCCATTACTCGTGAACAACAAGCCATGCAGAATATTGATGGTGGTTTACGAGAGTGGTTTTCCCATGGACGTAATGTCTATGAAGAGCGACGTGAGCAGATGAAAAAAGTTGCTGAGCGTGCTGATATCGCCCACGGTTGCACCGTCATTCATGAAACATATGATGATAGATTGCAGAAATGGAAGGAAAAGTACGATTAAGCTGCTAAGTCGTGGGCAGACATTAAAATGCATCCCTCTGGGCGTAACCTACCATGTCTAATTACACCAAAAGGAGGCTCTCTGTATTGGATTACCATGCGTGTCCAATTAGTCGATCATAGGACATAGCATAGGCTTGCAGAGAGAGGCACTTTCCCCGTAAAGTACCCCTATTTAGGGGAGTATTCGCCATACGCAGGATTGACACACGATTTGTGGATTGAGTCCTCCACATATTCGTTAATGATGACTTGCTAATATGAACAATAACAATAAATTTAATGTATCAATAAACGAGGAAAGTTTAGAGTCCCAACATCAGAATGTTCACTTCAGTGATCAGACACCTCAGTGGGACTACACGGTGGACAGTATGCCGGACCAAACGTTCAACATTGCTGACACGGATGACGCAGATTTGGGAAATTTCTTTTCCCGTCCTGTGAAAATCCAGTCATACAGTTGGGCGACAGGTACGAATTTGTTTGAATCGTTTAATCCCTGGCAGGATTTCTTTGAAAACCCCAGGGTATTGAATCGTATCACAAATTTTAACTTGTTGCGTTGTAAGTTGAAGGTCCGGATTGTATTGAATGGTAATGGGTTTCATTATGGGCGAGCAATCGCCTCATATATTCCCTTGCACAACAGAGATGATTTTACAATGGATCGTTCCTTCTTCATTCAAGATGTTGTAGCAGCCAGTCAGCGTCCACATGTATATTTGGACCCTACCACCAGCCAAGGTGGTACTCTCACTCTTCCATTCTTTTGGTATGAGAATGCATTAAGTATTCCCGATCAGGAATGGAGAGATATGGGAGATATCATTATTCACGGTATGCAGAACTTGAAGCATGCCAATGGAGCTACAGATCAAGTTATAGTTTCCGTTTTTGCTTGGGCAGAGGAAGTTTCTCTTTCTATTCCTACAGCGAATGAGCCAGGTGCTTTATCGCCTCAGATGGGAGAAGTTTTTACTCCACAAGCAAAAGATGAATATGGTACGGGTCCAATATCGCGCCCAGCAGGCATTGTTGCCAAAGCTGCAGGCGCTTTAAGTGATATACCTGGTATAGGTATGTATGCGCGTGCCACACAAATGGCCGCAAATTCAGTATCAGGTATCGCTTCAATGTTTGGTTATTCAAGACCAGTCGAGCTTGCGAACATTACACCGTATAAGCCAACGTTGTTAGGAAATATGGCTAACACCAATGTTCCTGACACGTCACAGAAATTAACCTTGGATGTCAAACAAGAGCTAACAGTCGATCCTAGAGTTATGGGTCTTGGTTCAACAGATGAGATGACAATCAAATCTATTGCACAAAGAGAATCCTTTCTTACTCAATTTGGATGGGCTGTGGCTGATTCTGCAGAGACACTATTGTGGAATACAGAAGTTTCACCTGTGTTATGGAGTGAGCTGACTGGAACAAATAACGAGCTTCATATGCCCGCTTGTTGTTTTGCTGCTCTTCCATTTCGCGGGTGGAGAGGAACCATGAAGTTTCGTTTTCAAGTGGTTGCATCGTCCTTTCATAAAGGTCGTCTCAAGATCACTTACGATCCATCATATCCTCTTACAAACGAGTATAACACAAATTACACATATATTATCGATCTTGCAAAAGAACGAGATTTCACTGTCGCGGTTGGTTGGGGTCATGAGAAGAGTGTAATTAATCACCGCAGTCCAGGGGCAGACGCCGTACCGTATAGGACTACGGCTCTCGGAGCTGATCCAGGTGGCGTTGCGAATGGTATCTTGTCGGTATATGTGGTGAACGATTTAACTGTTCCTAATTCGACCGCCAACAATGACATTGAGGTAAACGTGTTTGTGTCTGCTGGTGATGATTTTGAGGTATTCGATCCCGATTCTCGGGATATCGAAGACTTGGTGTGGTTTCGACCTCAGATGGGGGAAGTATTTTCCCCGCAGATGGCCGAAACAGGTCAACCAATGAATCAACCAGATGCAGATTTTACGAAGCGAGAAGATGAACCGATGAAAGATCAACCGTCGCAAGTGATGGCGCCGACGTTGTCCGACCAAGATCACACAATTTGTGTGTATTATGGTGACCCAGTAACGTCATTTCGCCAATGCTTAAAGCGGTATAATTATCATTCGGCAGTTTCATCAGCCGGTGCAATCACAGCCCCTACAATGATGGATTTGCGTAATAGCAATTTTCCGTATTATAGAGGTTATGCACCTGGGGCTGTACACGAAACTATTGTACCCGCCGCAGCAACTCCTTACAATTATTGTAAGATGACGTTGTTGAATTACGTCACTCCAGCTTTTACAGGCAGGAGAGGTGGACTGCGGTGGAAATACTTCCGGACAGGTGGTAACATACAGGAAACATCAATCATGATGGTTGCTCGAGATGCATCGTCCACAGGAGGTTATAATCAGCAGGAAACTGCAATGATCACACAGGGGAGTGGGAATCAATTTGATCGCGTGCGACAAAATGAAATTCTACTACCCCACACTTGGGATGGTGCTGTTGTTACCAGTACTAGACAGAATCCAGTAATTGAAGCTGAGGTTCCATATTATGAGAATGTCCGTTTTTCACCTGCAAAGCAGGCTGATTTGACGAGCTCATCGGAATCGTTCAGACAATATCACCGGATGTCAACAATTTTGGAGGCGGCCGCAAATAAAACTGCGGAAATACATTGTTTCGTCTCTGTCGGTGAAGATTTCAATCTAGGTTTCTTCACTGGAGCGCCTGTGGCATGGCGAGTGCCTCAGGAGTCTGAGCCTGCATCTTCATAGATGTGGGGCTTGCGGGGACAGACACCCCGTAACAGAAAATGTGGAGTTATACGATTCTCCAACAGGAAAAACAAAATCCACGTGTCGGTGGCTGACACGGGGGACAGTACTTTTGTCCCTGAGCTATGCCGTATTAATTTTGTGATGAAATTTTTACCTGGCATAGCCAGGGTTTTTTCGTAGTCAC